GTGGTTACGGGTTATTTGTCTATAGAAACCCAGTTATAGCCTTTGTTTTTACCGTTTAGACCTCTTGCTTTTTGTCTTTGAGTGTATGTCATTCCAAAGACCATGTGGTTAGCTGCTGATTGGGGGTCATCTAACCAAGCTTGTTCAAGGTCTTGCCACTCTTCAAACTTACGTTTAGCTATCTCATGGTTAGCGGAGATAGCCATAGCATCTGTAAAGTACTTAACGCCTTGAGCTAGGGAGTCTAATCTGTCGTCGTGTTTAACTGCGCCTTTTTCACGGCACATTCTACTCATTTGGTAGAAGAGCATGTAGAGGAGGCGTTCTTCAGGTGGAGAGGTGGGGTTGGATTTAAAATCCCACTCGATAACAGAGCGATCCATAACAAGGCGATGCTGATTAAGGACAGGTTCCAGGGCATCAATGATTCTGTCTTCTTTACGGACATTAGCTCTAACTTCTTCGATGTCAATGTTTTGTTTAGTTTGGATGAGGTGTTTTTTAAAGAGTTCAGCAACAATACCATCACCAAAGTTTGTTTCTATGAGTAGTTTAGTGACTTTATATTTTTTACAGCCTCTTAGTATGTCCAAGAGTGTGTTATCACTATATCCTTCTCTGTAAGCACGCATTTCATGCACGTACAGGAAACCGTTTCGCTGGGAGATATAAGTTGCTGCTGTTTCATCTGTGCCACGACCCGACGGATCAATGCTGCAGATTGTTTCGGAGTAGGGATCCCAGTTTCCTTGGAGCTGCATAGGACTGTAGAAATAGTCTCCAGGGAGCCCAACAGTGGGGAGGTCTTTGATAATGTTTTGGGGGTCTGAGCACCAGACAACTGACTCAGGAGCAGTACTAGGGTTGACGCTGGTAACGACAAGATCAGCCATTTTAAGGGGGAACTTTTCAGCATCACTAAGGGTTGTGTCCAGCATGAATTGTAGCATGAAGTTGCTACGCCCCATAGCTGCTTCACGTTCGATAAGATCTTCATCATTAAATCGTGCGGGGTCTGTTACTGTCCAGGGTTCAGCTCCATTTTCTATGTCTTCTGCTAGTTGTGGAGCTAGAAGTCCTTCGTAGTTAGCTAGTTTTTTTGGGTATCTAGCAGGCCAAACAAAGGGTCTGTAGTTACGTTCTGCTAGTTTACGATAGATTGTGAAGGTTGTCTGAGGTGTACCCAGAAACATAATTCTAGAATCAGCATGAGGTGTCAAGATAGATTCTGTTTCAGTGCAGAGCTGCAGGAGTTTTTCTCTCATGAGTTCTGTCATTGAGTTACCTGGCACTTCTACGTCATCAAGAATCATGAGATCTGCGCGGCTACCAGTAAGTTGACCAGTAATACCAACAGACTTAACTGAAGGAGCTTGGTGAGGTTTAGCCGGTCCAACATCAAACGAGACTCGTGACCATCGTTGATCATCTGATTTAGGTTTAAGGTGTCCAAGCCAGGTTACTTCTAGAATAAGGCGTTGACAAAAAATAGAAAAGGAGTCTGCTCTATCCTTAGAAGCAGATACCACCATAATTTTCTTGTCAGGGTTATTAAAAAGGGTCCAGAGCACAAAGGCTGCTGTAATCCAGCTTTTACCAACACCACGAAAGGCTTGGATTTGTAAACGTTTAGGTCCGTGTTGAAGGTATTCTGCGATGCAGAGCTGAGCCCGTGTTGGTTGTGGTAGTTTGAGGTGAGCCCAGATAGCGGTAAGGAAATATCTGAAGTCTGATCTAAGGTTAGCCTCAAGATCGTTAGTATGCATGTTATGTAACTCTCTATGAGTGGTGTCTAGAAGCGCCTGTAAGGGGCCTCTAGGGTGTGTTAGGTAGGATGACACCCTAGAGGAGTTTTAAGAGCCTTCTAGAGGCTTTTAAGCGCTACCACGGTTATAGGTAGCTTGAGCTTCTTTACGAAGGGTCTTGTTTTTCGTTAGCTTAGCCAGGTAACGGCGAGCTTCTTTGCCAATTGCTTGGTCTTTATACTTATCAGCAGAGTATTTACGTGCCCAAATCATACGCCCTTCTTCTGCAGTAGCAGCCCTTTTACGAGGAGCGGGCTTGGGAGCGGGCTTAGGGGAAGGTTTGGGGGCAAGCTTAGGGGCAGGGGTTACGTTACGTCGTCCTACACCAGTGCGCCCACCGGAAGCTTTATATTGAGCATCACTGCGCGCAATATCAGCAGCAGTGCTGCCAGAACGACCACGAGTTGTAGATTTTGCTCCTTTACTACCACTACGTGAACTAGTAGTGCTAGCGCGACGTCCTACACCAGTTTTACCACCAGATGCACGGTATTGAGCATCACTACGTGCAATGTCAGCTGCGGTAGCAGCAGGTTGGCTGCGGTCTCTACCAACTGTATAGGTACCTACCGGCTTACCTTTTTTAAAATCTTTACTGTAACGATTGTAGTGACTTTCAGGCATCCAATTGCCTTTGCCATCAGCAATAACACGTTTACCGTTAAGGATTGCGCGTTGACCCCTACGTACTACACGAGCAGGTTTTTGCTGCCTACGTTGTTGTTGGGATTCTTGGCGTTGTGATCCAGTTTGACGAGCCATGATGAATTACTTAAGTTTAGTATTGTACTTTTTACCGCGCCAAGTAAATGTAGACTTACCTGCTTTACGTGCTGCAGCAAATGCACGGTCAAAGTCTTTAGCTGCAGAAGACGTTGCTTTAGGTTTAGGAGCAGGTTTTGCTTTAACTTTAGGTTTTTGGTTGTTTGGACGACTAACCTTCTCTTTACCTTTAAGAGTGCCATCACCAAAAGGTCGTACAGCACCTTCTCCAAGGATCATAAGACCAGCTCGCGCCAAGGAAGGCAGCAAGCCAGCCCCTCCTGCAACCCCTGCTCCACGGGCGGCTGCACGTGCAACCCTTCGTGCTCCAGAAGAAGAAGGAAGTTTATTGCCACGTGCTTGTGGACGTGGGACATTACTTGAAGGTTTAGCTGGTTGATTCCTTCCACCCCGACGACCTGTATCTCCTGTAATAGCACTAGGTGTACGTCGTGAAGGACCTTGAACGGGTGGGTTACGTGGTCCTTGTGCTCCTCGACGTTGACCTTGTGCGCCGCTTTGAGTCACTACAGCACGTCCAGACTTACGGCTAGAACGTGTTTGTGAAGAAGTAGGACGTGGAGTATCAGCTGCTGATGCTCTTGAACGTGCAGCTCGGTTAGAAGAGCTAGTACGACGATTACGGTTAGTGCGAGATGTTTTCCGTGGGTCTCTATTGTCAGCCATTATTTGATGTGGGATAGAATGAGTTGTTCACGTTGGGGATGAAGACCAAAAGTTTGTCTCATCCATGTAAGCCAGTTGTTACTTCCTTTATCCTGATTGCAGCGGGAACACGCTGGTACAATGTTACTAGTAAGATCTTCTCCACCCAAAGAACGAGGGTGAACGTGGTCAAGAGTAAGTTCATGTAGTTCATAAGTTTCTCCACAATAAACGCATTGACAGTTAAAGTGCTCTTTAATAGCACGCCTCCATAGGCGTTTAGCTTCTGGGGATGTCATGGTTATTAGGTTGTAAAGGTAGTGATCAGGACTAGGAAGTAACGGAGTCATGGCTTAATTTTTAGCTTTGCTCTGTTCCTTGCTCGGTTTTTAGACGGGTCTTCGCGGACGAACGTGCCCTTCGTGGTTTGGGAGAAGTCTTTGCCCCCTTTACCGTAGACACCGGCGTCTCTGCGGGCTTTGGTGTGCTTGACTCTGTATTGGGTAGCAGATTCTGATTGACCATCTTTGACAGCCTTCGCGTACTTGTGACGCCTAGCGGCTGCATTGTCGCGGTAATTCTTCGCACTTTTCTTCAGTTGGGAATAAGGTTTTTTACGAGGAGCCATTAGCGTCGGATTGCTCGTTGTACTTCATCAAAATCAATGGTAGGCATAATATCAGCAAGACCGCTGAGAGCAGAACCCTCAACGGCTACACCAGTAATATCATTTTTAGCTAACCAATCACAGGCTGCTTTAAGGTCCTGTGTAGTTGCTTCACCAGATTTAATGCGTGCTAGAAACTCCCGTGTAATTAGATTATGAAGTTCGTTAAATACGTCTTCATTAGCACGGTTTTTAGCCATTTTTTAATAGCATTTGGTCAAGTTTAGTCTCAATACGGATCATGTGATCTTCCATTTTTTGCATTGCAGTGTCAAAATCTTGTTTTGGAACATATTGTGTTGCAACACGTAGCTCAAATGTATCAAGACGTTGATCTATATCGTTTATTCTATTGTGTATTCTGTTAGTTAAAGCTGCACCTGCCGCTAGCGCAGCTACGGTAGCAGATACGACTGCTTCAATCATTTTACAAGAGGCTTGCTAGAGTCAGGTGCTACCACTCATATTCACTAATGTAACATGTACCACTGTTACTTTGTGTTGTTTTTACATGAAGAGTGGAGTTTTCAGGAACAGTGATGTAAATACGTTCATCTGTTTTTATGTAATGCTCACCAGTACCGCTATTTAACTTGAAATAAATAGGATGACCGTTAGCATGAAGACTTACTTTACGACAATGACTAGACAAAACTTGGCTAGTGTAAGTATCACCTGCTAAGACAGTATAAGCATTACCTGGAGTGTTATAGTATCCAGGATGCGTTAAGACGTTGTCGATAGTCACGAGTTCGGAAAAAGACCGTTACGAACAAATTCAACTGCTTTGTCGTCAATGTCATTATCAGTAGACTCAGCTAGTTTAGCTAGCAAATCTACGATAAGTAGTTTAACGCTTTGAGACTGAAGAAAGGAAAAAAGAATAGGACGGATAAGTGCGATCATTGTTCTAAAGTAAAAGTGTTAAAGGTAAAAAAATGGGTGCAGCCTGTTAGGGCTACACGCTAACTACGAGGGCGGGTTAGATGTCAGGGAACGGTGCGGTGGGAGGGGTGAAGTTGCTGGTGTAGCGGGCAACGCCTTTGGTGATGCGAAGGTCGTCGATGTAGCCGTTAAAAAATAAACCTGGGGAAAAAACGTTGGAGCTTGATTGACTAGCGCCAACAGCCCATATAGAATCCCCAGATCCTGCGAACGAGTAGGACTCGGTATTTGACCCACTAGCAACTTCCACGCCATCACGGAACAAATAGGCAGTGCCACTACTCCTTGTGGCAGCTATATGATAGAACTGATTTGTATTCCAAGATAACACGGAAGATGTTAAATCCCATGCAACATAAGTCCTGCCAATGCGAAGTGTTCCGTCCGAGAGTCTCCTTAACATTAGGGTTCCGTCGGTCGGTCCCACGCCTGACATGATTGATACATCAGTTGAACTTGAAAACCGGCACCACGCTTCAATAGTAAAATCACTGGTTCCAAAGTCTACAAATTCACTTTTTGGAAGACTAAGGTAGTCAGTTGAGCCATTAAACAGAATGCTGGCCCCACCAAATTTACTCGCCGCCGTGCTGATCTGAGCATTGCCAACTGCCGTCACCGTCTTAGGCGACGGGCTGCTATCCACAATCGTCGTGCTGCCGTTAGCGCCGTCGCCGTGGAGGAGCAGGGAGACGTTTAGA